CGGTCGGCATCAGGCCCAGTGACTCCTTCAGTTCGTTTTCCATGGCGATCTGAGCCATCACCTGCTCAAACTGCTCACCGCTGTATTCAGTGATCAATTCGCTGTGAGATTTGAGTAGCATTGCCTTGGCTTTTTCCATGGCGGAAACATCCTTAACTGGGTCCACCCAGTCCCATGATCTAGCCTGCCAGCGCGGAGCGTTATACCTTTCTGGCCTGGTCCAGTAGTCATTAAAAGCTGGTGACGGCAATTCGCCCGCCAGCATCGCAGCACGTAGCCACTCTTCAAATACGCGCTGGTGGAACACCTCAATGATCGCGCTTTGCACCACCCGCCAGTGGTCGCGATCCTCCAGCACACTGGTGCGCATGCTGCTGTAGTTCGTGTCGCTGAAGTCCTTGCTAATGGTCGCGTAACTACACCCAAACCCAGCAGCAAACCGCCGCGTCAGGTTCCGTACCACGTTGTCGTATTGGCCGTCGTCTGGTCCAAAATCAGGCGCGACTGGCTCCTGTCCTGGCTCCAAATAGTTCCAGCTGCCGGGCTCGGTGTTGATCAGTCGCTGGCCGTTCTCGACGACCTCGGCCTGCAATTCGCCATCAGGTGAGCGGATCCAGCCCAGCGAGTTGGCCTGAACCCTCTTGCGTGTCCAATGTGCCTCTTCGTACTTTCCGAGGTTGTGAACCGTCGTGATCACACTGGCCAGCCACGGCACGCCCCGGTTCTGGCCAATCCGCTCCGGCATGTAGACGTGAATCATGTCGGCGGCCGGCACCAACACGTGCTTTTCCTGTGCACCGCGGCGGTTCAGTCCCAGCTCCACATCGCCAGGGTGGCGGGTCAGGATGGCGTACCGGGTCGGGCGGCCCCACTGGTTGATCTCGACGCCCAGCCGCCATTCGTGGCCGGCGCGATCTGAAACACCAGACTTGTCCTCATCGAGCTGGTGCGCCTCGATCAGCTCCAGCGCCAGCGGGGTGCGGCCTTGACCCATTGCCTGCCGCACGATCCTGATCAGGCATTCGCCCGACTCCGGCAGGCTGCCGGCGATCATCATCTCGAAGCCGTGGAAACTCAGCCGCCCCGCCACGTCGCAGGTATCCGGTCGGCAGAAGCGACGCCAGGCCTCCTCCATGATCCGATTCCGGCGCACGTCCTTTTCCGTGCCGTTCGCTTTGAGTATCTGCCCCTGCATCTGGATCCCACGCGGGCCCACCACGTTGATCTGCGTCGTCCGCTTTGCCTGGCGGGCGTAGGGGTTGTCCCTGACCAGCTGGTGGCAACGGTCGCGCAGTACGGCCAGGCTGACGCGCAGCTCGGCGTCTGCGGATGTGGTCGGTGCCACCAGGTCGTGGAGCAACCGGTTCCGCCGGGCCCCCTCGAACATCCGCTGGCCCTGCTGCCGGCCGTGCCGGGTGGTCAGGATCTGCTGCCGCAGCCAGGATCGAACACCCATCAGCTCACCCCCGTGAAGCGCACATAGAGCCGGCGCGGATCGCCGAGGCCTTGCGCGATCATCTCGGCGCGTTTCTCGCGGGCGACTTCAGCCTTGAGGCGGTCGCGCCACTTGATCAGCTCCGCCAGGTCGGCGCGGACCACCTTGCGGCCACCATTGCCCAGGCTGCCGATCTGGTACTCCTGCGCACCCGTGGTCAGGGCGCGGATGGCCTCTTCAACCGCCTCCAAATCTTTCTGCGCCTGGCTGCGATCATCGAAGGCGCCGGGTGTGCCGCTGAATGCCAGGCTCTTGCGGACGGTCAATCTGCCGCGACCAGTGGTGAGCGGGGCGCCGTTGACAGTGGAGACGATCTGCAGCTCCCAGCTGCCGGCTGCCATGGTGGCCGTCGTGGCGGCGCTCAGCTCCACCTTCCAGCCGTCGTCAGTGTCGCTGGCCACCGCCTCGATACCGGCGCCAGCAGCTGCAGCGCGGAACCACACGCGAACGGCCGTGGCGTCGGGGTGGACGCGGGATTCAATCCAGCTGGTTAGATCGCCTTGGTAGAGCTCCAGCGGTTGGGTCATTTGAGCACCGTGAAACTCCGGGCCTTTCGTGGCGCGGCCTGCTGGTTTAAGGCTACGGAGGCCGCCAGTTGTGCCGCCAGCTGGTCCCACATGGTTTGACGGTTGTATCTCCGGCTGACCAGCTGCATCGCGGCATAGGCGTAGCGGGTGCAGTCGCCCGCCTCATCCCGCATTCCGGTCGGGCAGTCCCAGTGGTATTCCCGGCCGCGGCTGCCCTTCTTCGGCATGCGCTTCCACGGGAACAGCTCGGCCAAGAACTGATCGGTCGAGGCCTCGCCCAGGTGCAGATACCCAGGCCCAGGGATCTCGTTCCGCAACCGGCCCTGTAGGTGCGAGACGCTCGTTTCGTAGCCCACCCGATAAAGCAGCAGGCCTTTTTTCTGCACCGGCTGATTTTTCCGGTTGATATCCACCGGCGTGCCGCGGCCCACCAGTGGCTTGCCTTTGGCGCCATCACCACGCACCGGCACCCATAGGCCGCCTTGCCTGCGGCACCAATCCCTGATCTCCTGGGTTGAGTGGCCGCCTTCGTCGATTGCGCCCATCGCCAGGGGTACCTCAGCGCCATCCTCTCGCCGCCACTTCGTCGCGGCGATCCGCTCCAGCTGCTCCAGCGTTTCCTTCTGCTGCGGGTCGCCGTCGATCTCCCAGTGGCCCAGGTGCCAGCCTTCCTCGCCGCGGCCCCAGCCCCACACCGTCACCACCACCCGCTCACCCACTGAGCCGCCGCCGCCCTGCACGTCCACCCCTGCGGTGATCAGCAGCACGCCATTGGGCACGGTCCCGGCCGGGTAGCCGTTGCCGCCCTCGATGTTCTTGCGCCGCTCCGCCAGCCCGTCGCAGGTGAGCTTGCCGGCGATGCTGTCTTCCCAAGGGATCCCCAGCACGGTGTTGTGGTAGGTCTGCATCGGGTCGGTATCACCCCGGCGCATTGCCTCCAGTGCTTCCTGGTACTCACTGATCAGCTTCGACCACACCGCCCCGGCGTGGTAGCTGTACGCCGCCCAGATGTACTGGCTCTCAACTGCCGGCTCACCCTCGGCCGTCAGCGCTTGCTGTGAGCGGTCCAGGCCCAGTGGGCAGGCCCATCCGCCGTGGGCGTCCATCTCCCGCAGGGAGGTGTAGCGGATCGGCTCCTTGCAGTTCTCGCACTCGAAGGTGCCGGCGTCGGGGCCCTCCTTTGCCATCGCCTCCCACCGCAGCGGCTGGTAGTGGTTGCAGTGCGGACACGGCAGATGGCGGTACTGCTGATCACCACGCAGGAACCACTGATGGGTTTTGTCGTTCGGGAAGATCGGCGTGCCGCCGATGATCACCTTCGGATTCCAGGAGGTCTCTGTACGGCGGATGCCCAGCTTGATCTGGCAGCCCTCGTTGATCCGGTCGTAGGCGGACGGTTCCTCAAAGATCACCACCGGCCGTTCCTTGCGCCGGAATGACTTGCCGCTCTTGGCGTTCACGATATCGATCAGTGCGCCATTCGTGAGCTTCTTCAACAGGATGGTGTTGGTCGCCGTGCCGCGGGATTTCGACTCCGACAGAAGGCCATCAAGACACGGCGTATCGGCAAACAGGTCGCTGATGTCTTCCTTGCTGTATTCCTCCGCGTCCTTCTCAATCGGCTGCACCACCATCACCTTGGATGGCTTCCAATGCGCGTAATACTGCACCGCGCCGATCTTTACCGATTCGGACCAGCCGACACGGGCGGACTTCATGCACACGAAGATCGGCACCCGCCGCGAGGCGAAGGCGTAGAACCAGTAGGCCTGATAGGGCCGGGTGATCCATGGGCCCTTGCTGGCCGCGTTGCCCGTCACGTGGCCGTAGGTGTCGGCATACTCCACACCGCTGAGCACCGGCCTGGGGCGGAAACACTCGGCGATCCCTGCCGCCAGGGCTGGCACGTTTCGGGTGATCATTCCTCTTCCTCCTGATCCATGCGCCAGTCCGCCACGGCGGTGAGCACCTTGGCCACCAGCCGCTCGATCATTTCCTCATCGCTGATCGACAGGTGCGGCAGCTGCTGCTTGATCTGCTTGGGCAGCGCCTCCAGCTGGTTTTTCAGGGTCAGGGCGATGGCCATCTGCGCCTGCTCTACGTCGGCCTTGTAGACCAGCTCGCCGGCTTTTTGGCGGCGGTCAAGTTCGGCGATCAGGCGTTTTTCGCGCTCGTGCCAGGCGCGTTCTTCGTTGTAGTCCGGGGTTTCGGTGGGCTCGGGGGGTGGGGTGGCTGGGGGGTCGGTGCGCTTGCGGGTAGGCGGACCTGAATCCTGGGGCGGGGGGATGGTGTCGGCGCGGGCGGAGGGGGCGGACGGACGGCCTGGCGGCCTAGGGGAATCCCGCCGGACTCTGTTGATCCGGTCCCAGAGATCTTCCAATCCGTCGCGCTCGACCATGCGCTGGCCGTCCACCATGACGACCGGCAGCTCCTTGTCTCTGATCTTGCGGTAGAGCGACCCGGGGCTTTTTTGGTTCAGGACAGCCGCCGCATCCTTGATCGACAGCAGCACCGAGGCTGTTCACATTCACATTCACAAGCTATGGAGCTGTGAACGCCAGGCAGGAACAGGCAAGATACGGGGTAGGGGATCGTGTGGCCGCGAGGGGCTCATTGAGGGCGCCGGTTCGCATTTATTCGGAGTCATTCTCAACAAACAAAGGCGGGCGCGAAAGATCCTTGTCCCCTAGACCCCCAGGAGGACCCGTAATCCCTTGGTATGACTGAGTTTCTCAATAGTGCGCCTTGTTGATTCTCATTTCAGCCGCCTGCTGATTCTCAATAGCGCCTCATCTGAACCCAGCCCGCGCCAGCTCCGCCCTGAGCTGCGCCGTGATCTCCCCAGGCCACACCACCTGAGCGGACCGCTGCAGGTCGCCAGTCAGGTCGTAGGTGCTGCGCCGGGGCTTGGGGTTGGGCTCTAGGGTGAAGCGCATCTGAGCGCCTCTGAGGGTGCCGTAGCGGCCCTTGCTGGTGCGCTCGAACAGGCCCATCCTTCCTGCCGGGCCCTTGATCGGGATCACGAAGAATCGGCCGCCAGTCGTGCGGTTGAACTGCTGGCCATTGCGGATGTAGGAGGCGGACGCCAGGGCCTTGGTGTAGGCCGCCAGGGTGACGTTGCCCTGAGCGTTCACCCGCTGCCTTCGGGTTGGCACGATGGTGAGGCCGCTTCCATCCACCACACCAGCAGCCTTGCTGTCCACGGCCTTGCGACGCGGTGGGCCGCCACGGGCCAGCACCGAGATGTAGCGACCAGCGGCGCGGGACTGATCCGACCGCAGGCCGACCTCGGCCACTAGGTTGTTGGGCGACGGCCGGCGGTTGTACGTACCGCCGATGGTCCAGCGGGTGGCGCCGCCCTCGATGGGTCCGCCTGAGGTCTTGGCCAGGTCTTGCTTCAGTCGCTGCTCAGCAGCCTTCACAGTCGCCGCCATGGCCCTGCCCGTGGCATAGCGGATGTTCTTCTCAGTCAGCAGCGCGAACTGATTGATCGCCCTGGTGTCGATGGTCAGGCTGAGCTCCAACATCACCCCTCCCCCACCGGCACGTCGAGCAGTTCCTCCAGCTCCATCCGCTTCAGGTCCAGGTCAGTGGGCAGATCCCAGGCCATCCACTCGTCGGGATCGTCGGCGCTGGTGATGGTGAGGCAGCCGACGGAATCCCAGCTCGACACCCAGTTCAGGATCAGCTCCTGCCACCAGGCGAGCCAGGGCACGTCGCGGCTGATCAGGTGGGATGGCGAGGCGGCGCGTTTCACCGGGGCAGGGCAACTCCCTCAGTCTGCGGTGCGCATGAAAAACCCCGCCGGCCAGGGCGGGGATGAGGACCACTCGGACGCCACGTCCAAGGGCAGGGTAGGGAGGGG